CGTTTCGGCTATGACGCTTCGCCATCCTTGCGGCGAAGCTTCTCCGGCAAAAAACCGAGCAGCACTCCCGAAAGCTCCAAGACGTCCTCGGCGTCGAGCTCGTCGATGGCGGCCTCGGGCAGACCGTTGATCGCAGCAAGGAGGGCGAGTGAAGCGGCAATATCGCCGCCGCCCTCATTCTGGACCCGCTCCAAAAGCCGCATGTCTTTCGCTTTAGGCCGGCGGAGCTTCAATTCCGCGACCGTGACCTCGCTGCCGGCGGCGTCCCGGTAGGTGACGGGGAACAGGAGCGTGTAGGTTGCGGCCTGCGATACGGCCTGAGGACCTTGCGTTTTCGCAGTCATGAAAAATGTTCCCCCTTAGCGCTCGGCGGTCGCGGCGCGCGGAATGCGAAGGATGGTGTTCGTAGTCTGGCCTTCATCCGCGCCGTTGATGCGCAGCGTGTTTGACCAGAAATCCCAGAACCATTTTTCTTCGGTGTTGAAATAGACCTCGTAATGGGTGACCTCGTGCAGGGCATAATCGGTCGCCATCAGGTCGCCCCGCTTGAAAGCATCGCTTTCGATCTTGCCGAGGCGGGCCTCCATGACCGCGCGAAGCTCGATCGAGGCGCCGGTGCGGCGATCGCGGATTTCGCCATAGGCCGTGTAGATGTGTTTGATCCGCGAGCCGAGCCCGAACTGGGTCAGCAATTCCGGGTCGAAGCCGACCAGCTTGAAGGTCGGCTCCAGCTTCTTGATGCCGACCTCGATTTCGATGCCGACCTTGGAGCCGCCCGGCATGTGGTCCTGATAGTCCGCTTCGAGGGCAGGGAGCTTCAGCTCCTGCAGGGTCAGGTGCTTGGAATTCTTCGGATCGTGATCACCGCAGAACAGATTGGCGGCTTCGAGAACGTATAGCGTGCTCACGTGGCGCTCCTATACCGGCAAATGTTGACGAAATGCCGCTGTCGTCACGCGGCGAGATCGATCTGTGAGAGCAAGTCGTCGAGGAGGACGTCCAGGGCAGCGCGGTATCGCGCCGAGCGAATGCCGAGATGGCGCAGCACCGGCGGCTCTTCCGCGGCAAAGTCCACGGTGAACTTGCCGAGCCGCAATTGCTCGGGCGAATTCTGATCGCGGGTGAAGCCGACCTTGTAGTCGATGATGTCGCCGTCCGCTTTGAGGTCGCGCAGGGCAAACCGCATGGTATCGAGCACGTCCTGCACCGTGCCGTAGTCGATGTTACGCCGGCCGAGAAAACCGCGGAGCGTGCGCAGGAACATCAAGTGGATGAAATCGCGGCCGCGCACGATATGGTAGAATTGCCAAAGCGGATCTTCGGAGCAGTTGTCGGTACCGATATAGACGAAGCCGCCGGATGCGATGGCCGTTTCGACGCCCATTTCGCCACGCACCACGATGCCGGCATTTTGCGAGAGCAGGACCTGGCCTTCGGTCGCTCCGTCAGTGAGCGAGAACTCGATCGGACGGTTCGGGCCGATGATGCCCTGCACCGGCTGGTTCGCCCAGGAATGAAAGGGCCGGCCGCCGAATTCGTGATCGCGGCGCACCGCAATGCCGATCACCCGGGGCGAGGCCGGTTTTACGATCGGATTGACCCCGACCTTCACCGCGGTTTCGACCGGGATCAGGCGATGGCTCTGCATCGTCTCTCGCCAGTCTGTATAGGCCTGCTGCGTCGTGGCCGGGCCGTCGAGCGCGGCCACCGCAAGCAGCTTTTCAAGCACCGGCGTGAGTGCGGCGCAGACCGGGTTGGCAAGGATTTCGATGGCCGCGGTTGCGGTCGGAAGCTCCTTGTCCGGATCGTCGCCGCCGCCCGAAAACGACACCGTGAGCAATCCGGAGAGATGGGCGCCTGGATTATCGACGATGAGTGAAACTACCTTGCCGTCGTTATCGCCTTCGCCGAGCACGGCATGGGCTTCTGGCAGGATCTTGCCCGGATCGTTGCCCCCGCCTGAAAATTCGACGGCCGGGGCCTGCGTCAGGTTTGTCCCTTGCGTGCCGAGCACCAGCGACCCGAGTCCCTGATATTGCTGCGAGGTCAGGCCCGGCACCGCGATCAGGCGCGGGATCACGCCAAGCACGGGACCCGCGAGCGTGAAGGCCCAGATGCCGGTTTTTTGAGCGGACGATCCAATCGCATTGGCGATCGTGGCCCAGATATCGGCCCCCTGTTCGATCCGCACGATCACGACCAGTGCCGCGACCTGGAATTCGCCGAGCTGTGCGTTGATGCCCTCGATGGCGTCGGGGAGCGTTCCGATCACACCGAGCGCGGTGAGCTTTGATTTATCGTCGCTGTAGAGGACGACCGGTGTGTTGATCGGAAAGGTGTCCGCGTTGGCCTGCGGGGCGGTGCCGACCAAACCGACCACGGACATGTCGCTGACGATCGCGGGCCGCGGCTGGTTATCGACCCGCGTGATCGAAATGCCGAACGTGGGAGAGGACATCGAACTGTCTCCGCTGCAAAGTCTGGAAAAGAAAAGGGCCGCGCTTGGCGGCCCTTGCTGATGCATGCTTGCGCGCGAATTTTGCGCTGTGTTCACAAGAACGTGTGGGTATTGTCTACAGAATTGGGCTTAGCATTCCTGCTAGACGGAAGGCTCTATGCTTCACCGGATTGAGTACCTGACGAAATTGAGGGCTTTCCTTCAAGCTTCATCGGCGAAGCTTGATGTGGAGGCGTCAAAGAGCGTGGGTTGTGCAGCCGCGCTTGAACAGTCCCGCCTTGCGGCCGAGTGTAGAAACCTTGACCGCGAAATCGCGAGTCTAGCGACCCGGATTTGGAAGCCGACAAATACGATCCCTTTCCATTAAACGGCGCGGCAATCGTATCGTCTGACCTGCGTGCTTCAGGAGCGCGTGACGCAACCCAGCCAAAAAGGGCGTCTAGATCGCTTGCCGCCGGTCCTGACGGTCGGCAATCGACTTTAGCGACAGTGCCAGCTCCGCCGCACACTTAGGTTAGCGCGTCGAAGGCGGCATTGATCTGCGCAAAGCTATCGATGACGTGATTGTCGATATCCTGGGCGACCTGGGCTTCCTTGGCGAAACACGCCTGAATATGCGCTGAGACGGCGAGCGCTACGGCTTCGATTTCGGTAGCGCCTATGGTCACGAAGCTGCCCGAGGCGGTTTTCCATTGTGCGGTAAAGGCCGGATCGCGTTGCGCCTGCAGATAGGCGCCCTGGATCAGCGCCTTCGAGCGGTCGTCGGTCGCGACAGTAAGGCCGCCGATCGTCATGCCGCCATTCTCCTTGCGCCAGCGTGCCGTCGCGGCATAGGCGCGCAAGGCCGCGACATCCGGCATGGGCTCCGCGTAGGCATCGACCACAAAGGTGCTGCCTTGCAGCAGCGCGCGGACCTCGTTCGAAAGCGGCGCGTCGTCGTCTGGCGCATAGGTGAAGGGGAAGGTTTCGCCGTCGTGGGTGACATCCATATCGATCAGCATGCCATGCGGATCGGCATAGCGAAGATTGCCGATGACGATGCTCATGCCGTCCTCACGAAATAGCCGACGCCTCGGGTCGTGCTGGTCGTCATCTGGCTGATCTGATGCCCCGACACGTTCACCCAGGTTCCCGATAAGCTGCCGGCGTTAGTGTCGATCGTGAAATAGCCGCTGGCGTCAAGCCCGAACAAGACGCGCCGCAAATTCGACCCGGCGATAGATGCGCCGTCGTTGACGCCGCCGGAATTGTTCTTCAAAGCGAGGATCAGGCTGCCGACGGGATAACTCGAGGACGACGGAATCGGTTGAAACTTGGCATTTCCCTGCGACGTGATGGCTTGCGCGGTGCGCAACGGCGTCATCGCCTTGGTATTGTCGGTGCCCGCCTCGGCCTCGGCCTGGGCCGCCGCGGGCACGTTGATCGTACGATCGGCCGAAAGATCGCCGCCGCCCGTTGCAAGGCCCGAGGTTTGAATCTGCCGTGCCGGCGAAACGCCGGCCGGCACCCGGGCACTGATCGCTTGCGCGGTGCGCAGCGCCGTCATCGCCTTGGTATTGTCAGCGCCTGCCTCGGCCTCGGCTTGGGAGGCCGCTGGCACGCTGATGGTGCGGTCATCGGAAAGACTGCCGCCGCCAGTTACAAGACCAGATGCCGTGATGGTTCGCGTTGCCGGCACCTTGCCGGCCAGTGCATTGGCGATGGTGGTTGCGAAATTCGAATCGTTGCCGAGCGCCGCCGACAATTCCTGCAAGGTATCGAGCGCGGCGGGCGCGCTGTTCACCAGATCTGCGATCGCCTGGTCGATCTGCGCCTCGATATTGAGGTCGGCAGTACCGACCGTATCGTCGGCCCGCCGCCAGAACAGCTTGCCGTCGGCTTCGTTGATCGCGATCTGGCCGCTCTCAAGGTATGAGGGGACAGCGCCCGGCGTGGACGAGCGCAAAAGCTTGATCCGTGCCGGCATTTAGAATGTTCCGTCGTCGATGATGCCCTGCACGAGATCGTCGATTTGATCCGCAAGCGCCTGAACGGCCTGCACGGACGAGGCGATTTCCGTCTGCATCGTGTCGAACTGCGCCTCGATCTCGCTCATGCGGTTTGTGGTGTCGGCCAGAAAATTGAGGAACGTCGTGTTGATACGCTCCAGCGCTACTGTGGTGATCTGATCGACCGCTGTGTCGATCTTCTGGCCGTCGAGTTCACGCGCGTGCAGGCGCAAATCGAGTTCCTGGAACCGCACGTTCCAGAATTCCGGATCGCCCAGATTGTCGCCGCGCTTGATCCGGTAAACGTCGTATCGGATCGACATGTCAATCGATCGCTTCCGCCTGCGTGATGGCGTCCTCAATGGCTTGGGCGATCTTGCCCTTGACCAAATGGGTGTCGAATGGCCGAAGGCGCACGCCGTTGAACTCCACCGTCCGTCTGAGACGAATACGATAGAGCTTTTCGGGCTCGAACGAAGGTGGCTGCTGCTTCTTTACGGCCTTGCTCATGGCTATCCCCTTAGAGCGCCCAATGGATGCGCTCGGCGGCATGGAACATCGATGCCGGTGAATTGGTCGCGCCGTCGATCACGACGGTGAAGCCGGAAACCGCAGTGCCGAGCTGGAAGTTGAAGGTGCGCTCGATCCGCCCGTCGGCTTCACTGACCACCCGATCTGTCACCACATCCGGCGTTTCGTCAGCGCCGCCGATGCGGAGCCGGCAGGTGCAATCATGCGGCGTATCGTCGAAATATTCGAGCAGCAGCCGCACGAAGATGTTGTTGGATGCCGCGGCAAGCGTAATGGGCGTGGACACGTGCCGGAACGAGGTCTTGGGTCGCGAAACCGAAAGGCGCGATCCGCCGAGCATGAGGCCGGGTTGCATATCGCGCGTGCCGATGAAGCGAGCCCGGAACTGCACCAAAGGCGGCGCGCCGTTGAGCGCCGGCGAACCGCCGGGCGCAAGCGGCGTCCAATCGCCACCCGGCGCCTTGATCTCATAGATGAGCTCGGTCGATTCCGGAGCGATGGTGCCGGCAAGAATATCGATCGCCCGCATGCCGCCGTCGAGGTTGATGGGTTTCAGCTCGATTGCGACCTGCGGCGCATTGAACCGCGCGCCCCAAAGCTCGATCATCAGGTCCTTGGTGAGATCGCCATAATAATAGGCGCCGTCGGTCGAGTAGAAGAAGGTGCCGTCGGTGTAGCTCTGTCCATAGGCCATGCCGACGCGGTGCGCGGCGTTCGAGGTGAGGACCAGCGCATAGCGCCCGCCCGCGCGCAAGAAAGTAGGCGTCACCTGCACGCGGTTCCAGGCATTCTGCAACAGCGCCATATGCGGGACCGAGACCTGCAGGATCGCCTTCGACAGATCGGGTACGCCGTTCGTGGTTTCACACAGGGTCAGATGAACCGCTTCATCGGCGCCCTTCGCGGTCAGGTAGAAGCCGACTTTCGTCAGCCACATGTCGTTTGAGACCAGGAAGCTCTGCGCCACCTGCGCGCCAACGATCTGATGCTCGATGACGATATGGTCCCAATAGCTCTCGTCCCAGGCGTCGATGAACATCTCGACCAGGCGGGTTTTCTTGTGCTTGCGCACCTTGTCGGGGTCGAGCACCAGGAAGCTTTCGCCATCCTTCTTGAAGATCCGGGTCGCCGGATCGTATTCGCCCGAAAGCCACCATTGCTTGCCGCTCGAGACCTTGAATTGCGCGCCATAGCGGATGCGCTGGCGGGAAATCGTGCGCTGCACAATATCGTGGGTCTGGAAACCGTATTGGGCGATGCCGAGATCCGAATGCATCGGTCCGACTTGCAACTTGAGCACGTCGATATAGGCCGGGAGGAGGAGCCCGTTGCTCAACCGCGCGTTCGGGTCGTTTGACGAGAACACGTCCATCTCGGCCGCGCTTTCGTTCGCGGGGGCAAAGCGCAGGCCTTCCTCGATCTTGGCGTCGTAGCCGAGACTTTGCGCATTCTGCGCGTCGCTCTCCTCGTCGTCGAGAAATCGGTCAGCGCCATAGGCAGAGGCATCGTCCGGAAGCTCCAGCCGCTCCTTCATGCGGGCGATATCGACATAGAGGCTCGCGATCTCGGTCATCTCGCCCTTCTGGCGGATCTGATTGGCGAGAGCGGCAAGATCGGACGCGAGCGAGGCAACCCGCGGCTCAATCTGGCGGCGGAATTCCTCCAGTGTATCAGTGCGCTGGTCGAGGGCTTCGGTCGAGGCGACCGCGTTGTCGGTCAGCATGGTCACCGAGAGAACTTGCGTCGGATCGAGCAGGACATGCGCCACGGCGACATGTGCGACGGGGATCGCGGGAGGCTGCGGGTCGGGGCTTTCGCTGCCAGCGGTGAAGGCCAGCACCGCATCGCGCGCGCGGGTCAGCGCCACGCTGTCCGGTTCGGTCTGATTGGTTTCGACGTTGACGAGGAAATCGCGCTCGGTGACGTCGGTATCGTTTTCCTGACCGAATACCGACACCGCAACAATGCGCTTCGAGGCTGCCGCAAGATACGGGACCATGCTTTGGGTAAGACTCGAACTGCGTGCGAATACCGCGCCTCCGGCCTGATAGAATCGGCCCGGAGCGACCGCAATCTCGGCCTGTGCGCTCTTGGTCACGTTGAAGCCAGCATAGCGATGGCTTTTGGTGACCGCGTCATCGACGATATGCTCGAACGACGCGCGCGCGAAGGATTGCAGATTGTTGTGATCGGACGCGGTCTGTTCCTGATAATCACGAAAGATGACCTGCTTTTCCACGGCCTGTCTTACCTTTGGCTGGGGCGGCCGACGACGAACTGATCGATACCGGCCAGGAAAATCGTTCCCGCAATGATCTGCGCCCGTGGCGCGTAGCGGATCATGAGGCGGTCGGAAGCGCGCTTGGCTGCGATCAGCGCGCGTCGCGCATTGAGGGTTCGGTTTGGATCGTGCGGCAGCCAGAATTTTGAGCGCCGCGCCAGAATGCCTTCACCGGCCGTAAAGGCTTTGCGGGTTGCGGGCATCGACACCTGGACATGAGCGGTGTGCGCCGGAAAGCCATAGCGCCCGATGCCCATGAACTGGATGGCGGGGCGTCTGAAGATGCGGCTGCCGTCGGCAATGGCAAAGCGCCAATAGATGCGCAGTGGCGCAGACGATGGCCGGAAGTATCCTCCACCAACATAATGGCCGCAGAACACGCCGGCATCGCGGTGCCCCCCAATCTTGATCCGCTCTGGCTCCGACGTGACCGCCTCGAGATGAGGGCCAACCGGCGCCCGCCAATGGTCGCGGGTCTTTGGCGCAATCGTCGCGATCC